GTATTCTATGGTTCCACGATTCGGAACTGCACTCACCCAGTTGCTATTGGTATAGACCGCAACATACTCGCTCATCAGAATGTCCTCAATAGTCTCATCGTAGTTTTGGTCAACAAAGCCCGTATTTAGTGATAGGGTGTTGCGAGAGTTGACATTGAAGGATTGGTACTTGCCTATCTCCAAAGAAGGGGTGGTGAAGCCATCGTTGTAGATGCTCTTTTGGTAGGAGTCCTGCGTGAAGTTACCACGCTCATCGCTGCGCTTAAAGAACGTGATGAAGTCAGCAACGCCAAATCGGTTGATGAACGCCACCTGCACAGGAGTGTATTTAGATTCGCAAAGAACATAGTACCTCACCGTTGCAAGGGTGGTATTGCCTGCGTTCTTTAGAATCACATCGTAGTACTGCCCTACGCCACCATCGGGTTGACTGCTTGGCTTTATCGCATTATCTAAAAAAGAATTGTTCTCAAGGTTGGCAGGGCCTACGCCTGCGTAAATCACAAGGTTTTGGCTATTGTTTGTTGTTCTGTCAGGTGGTGCGGTGCTTATGGCACTTATTTGAAAATCATCAGAATCACCACTCTGCCAACTGATGATAATTTTGGCAAGAGCATTTGTGGTGCTATTGTTAATCGCAAGGGATTCATAGTTCCCCACAAGCACCTGCCGATTGCGACTCGTAGCAAGCACGGGTTGTGATACTGCAACAGGAGCGATGTTATCACGGGTTGCCCATCCATCAGTTGTTAGGTATGCGTATGCGGTAGGGGATTCATCGGGGAAGGTTGCATTAGCAGGGGCTGCTCCGTTATTAGAGAATGTCCAAGAGCCTTCGGGTACTATCCACAACGCCTCACCCTGCGGACTCTGCGTGTAGCCTATGTCATTCCATACGCTGAAGTCGTGGTAGAACTCCGAGCGTACAAGGTCGCTGATTTCAAAGTTGATGACTTGGTTTATTGAATAGTCTTTGCTCAAGGAGTAGTTAAACGAACCAGATGCAGCAAGGACACCCGTGCGAATACGCAGGTTCAAGTCCATCTCAGTAAGTGTGTCAAGCGCAAGAGCGTTGTTCTTTGCCGTGATAAATTGTGGGCTTCTTGCCATAGCAAGGCTGCTCGGTGTGGAGATTACAGGTGTACTCATTATTTTGTGTTTTGCAATGTAAATCGTAAGAAGTCTGCTAACTCAAGAGCGTATGCCGTTGCAAGCTCCTCTGGTAACTGTTCAAACTTTAACTGAAATGGTCTGGTAAAGAAGCTCGTTGTCTTTATACCCTTGTTGTAGATGCTGCGACTTACAAGAAAAGCAGTAGCATCGTAACTCAAGAACCTGCCTTTCTTATCCCTAAATTGAAATCTTCGTGCTGCTACCCATTTTTCTATGGCACGAGATAAGCCTCCCGCCATTCCGCTACCTGTTCCAAATCTAAAAGGACTGCTTGGGGCTTTAGAGCTTGAGGACTTACCTTGCACTCCATAATCTTGGAACTTCCAATAGGGAGCAAGTTCATCCATCTTCCATCGCAGCGCAATGGAGTTGGGGTTAGCCTCTATCTCATACTGCAATGAGTTGTAAAGGTTGCCAGTTACGTTCTTTTTGTTGCGCGTTAGATTTGACTTCGCCTGTTGAACAACGCCTTTAGCAAACTTCTCAAGGCTTGCCTTTACCAAATCTTGACGGACTTGCATTTAGCAGACGCTGATTTCGGTGTTAGCAAGCAGCACGTCAAACGTAGCAGTCCACCCTGCAAGGAGGTTCTCAAACCTCTCTGTAAAAGGCAGGCACGTTGGGTTGCCATCTAACTGGTAAAGGTCGGTGTACAGAGTACCCCTGCGTAATTCCTGTACCACATCATTGATGACTGCAAGCTGCGTGTTTAGGATATCTTGCACGTTGCTTGTTCCGTAGAACGGCTCCGCTTGGCTGCGAGGGTTCTCTTTGGTCTCATCAATCACATCCATACAGATAAGGCTCACGCTCATCCGAACTACCTGCCCCTCGAAGGAGGCTTGGTTTATCATAATGTGAGCCAAAGGGAAGATGGTCTGCTTGTTTAAGTCCACATCAAAAACATCGCCAAACGTCACTACGTTGACTTGGCTATTTGCATCGAGGGTATCCTTCAGCTTGGTGGTGATGTCGTAGAATTGTCTCATCGTTTTAGTTGTTTTTGCAGAATCTTGCTCTCTGTTTCAAGGCGGTCTTTGTCAAAGGTGAGGTAGGTGAATGCGAATGAGGCTGACATCTGGGATACTTGGTCAAACTTCAAGGGGTCTCCTCCAGAGAGTTGGTAGAAGATGGGGAGCCAATTCCACCGTTTGGAAAATTGGGCAGCAGGGCTAAACTCATCTGCTTCTCCATCGCTAAAGATTGCAGGGAAGCTTGCGACAAATCGTTTCCTAAAGTCCAAAAAAAAAGCATCGCACCTATTGCAATATCAAGAGGCATCTCCAACATTTTACCTGCGTACTTGTCTGAGCCCTCATACTTTTCTATGTCGTAGCGCATCCCAAACGTAGAAATGATAGGTCGGAATAGAACTGCCATTGCCTTGTGAAGCTGCGACCAATCAGAAATGTACTGGTCAACATCGTTTAGCTCGCCTACGGTTATCTCCTCAAGGGATGGGATAAATCCGAACTCCTGCTTGCCAATAAAGAAACGCTGCTTTAGAGCAGGGCGTTCTTCAAAGGCTTTCATCAGTATGCTATTCACCTTCGTGAGGCTTGAGGCTTTCATCTGGAGGATTACATCCATCTTGAGGCCACAGAAGATTTCCAATGACTTACGGGCAAGAAACTCATCATCTCCCTCAAGCCGAATGAACTTTTGGTAGTCAACAAGTTTTATCTCGTTCATCTGGTTGGGTACAAAGAGTTTCATTGTATTAAAATAACCTTTTATTTTTAGCGTATGGCATACCTGCCAAAGTTAGGTCTGCTCAACTTGTTATACGTTGCATAGCGCAGCGCATCTATGGCGTGGTTGAATGCGTCTATGGGTTTGTTCAAGAGGTTGCCGTTCTTGTCTTCTACCCATTTGTAGTTTTGAAGTTCCTTGATTAGATTGCTGCTTCGTGGGGTAACGAATAGCTTGTGCCGCTTCAGTACGTCAATGCCCACGATAACGCTATCTGCGCCCTTCTGCGTGGGTTTCACGTTCCATCCCATACGATGCAACTCCTCGATAGATTTGGGTTCGGCAGAGTCAGCAAATACCTCCGTGCGCCTATCAAGGCCAAGAGAGTTTAATACGTTGCTGATGTCGGGGTTGGTCATCCCTGTGCGGTAGATAAGTTCATCCACATACAGATTGTCCCCCGACTTGTAGACTGCCACAAGTGCGCTTGGGTCATTCGTGTACCCAAAATCAAGTCCGTGACATAGGAGCGTTGCATCAGTTGGTATCTCGGCTTGGCCGAATTGAAAGATGGTGGCTCTGCTCATCCCACGTTCTCCGAGTCCGTAGATACGCCAATAGTCGCTATCGGTATCACGCAAGCGTTCTATTTCATTTCGGATGCTGCTATCAAGGAACGGGTTATCAAGGTAGGTGGTTTGATGGAACTCGCAGTCATCACGGGTTACCACCTTATCGTAAATCCAATGGAACGCATCCGAAGGGTTGTAGTCAAGGATTGCCCTGTCTTCGGTCCGCATTATTAGCTGCTGCCAATCCTCAAACGTCAGCTCGTTGGCTTCGTTAATGTAAAGGAGGTTGCGCTTGCGGCCCCTTATCTTTTGGGGTTGGTCAAGGCTGATGAACTCCACAAGGTTACCATTTAGGTAGTACTCGTGATTTGACCTGTTGTGGTAGCTCTCGTTGTAAAGGTCGTTGTTGCGCAGTATCTCGAAGAAGTCCCTCATCACAGAAGCCCTTAGAGAAGGGAACGTCTTACGGCAGATGGTGATGGTCTTGTTGTTCTCCTGTGTGCTATAGTAGAAAATCACCCAGAGCAGGATGTTGTAAGTCTTCCCACTACGAGTACCGCCCTGCTCAACGACTATCTTCTTGTCGCTGCGCTTTAGGTGGTTATATACTTTATTGGTCTGAATCTTCTCCAAGCACCTCAATTTGAAATAGCTTGCCCGAAGATACGTCTACCTCTTGGCGTTCCACGTATCCACGTTTCTTGCCTTTGGTCTTTAGAAAAAAGATAGTAGCGGTAGAGTTGCCCTCCTTTATCTGCTTGTGCAACTGGCTCTCTGCAAAGTCAATGGCTACGTCTGATAGTTCTTCGACTGCTGCTTTGTATTCTTTATCCTCCTGCATCCATAGGTAATGAGTAGTGCGACCTACGCCCACCGTCTTGGCTGCTGATGTAACTACTCCCAGAGATTTCTCCAATGCATCAAGCATTGCCTTTTTATGTTGTTCCGTTTTGTCCATTTTTATTTTGTTGACTTATTATTTTAGGCACCGCATAGTCCCACTTAATAGAGTGGTGCAAACGCATATGCTTATCGCCCATAGGTTTAATTGTGCAGCACGAAGGTGAGAATAAAACCGTATAAAAGCTTTTGACGTATGTGCCATTGTCAAGGTATAGGCTTGTCATTCCACCTTTACCCTTTTGAGTTGTTTTTTGCCCAAGAGCCACAAAGGGTATCGTGCCCATCAACAGACCCACGCTCTGCTGCTTAACGTAAGTATTGACATCCTCATTGATTCTACCCAAGAATTGAAACCTTCTCTCCGTAGAGCATATAAACGAGTTCATACATTTACGAAATATGGTGGGCGTTTTAGCCATCTTATTATTTTTCCCACCTATGAAGTCCCCACCTTGCGCCATTGATATAGTGTAGAATGGCGTTTTCTTATAGAAGTCCAGAAGCATTAAAAATACTACATCCATATCTCGAACCTGTACGGGCACTTGTCTTGTGTTATTGTACATACGATATTCAAAGTAGGTGTAGTCATCATCAAGTTGAATAAAATACTTATACCCTAACCTCTCTGCTATATCAAAGCAAGCGTTGCGAGCGTATATGATTGCCCTCCTATCGTTAAAATTGTCTGCTTCATCGAATGTTGCTGCTATTTTAGCCTTATCAAACATCTCAACAAACTCATACTTGTCGTAATACTCCTGCGCTTGGTCATCTTCATTATCGATAACGACCACCACTTTGCCAGTATATCCGCACTTACGCAAAGTTTCAATCGTGTAAACATTGCCCGCCCTGCCGTGTGATAAAATAAATACTACAAACTCATTCATC